TCCCAAGCAAAAATCGCAATTTACGCAGTCGCCAGTAAGAAAAAGCGTCGCCCAAAGTGATATAATAAATAAAAGTTCTATTTATTATAATATCAATACCGAATAAAAAAGGGGCTTATCCTATTGGATTTTATCCCCAAACTAATACTTAATAATTACTTATAAATCCTAACTATATACTACCTATCTATTTATTCAAGAATTCCCGAACTTCATCCCAGTTTCCTCTCCATTTTTTAAGTGAGAATGCTTTATCAAGTCTAGAGTTATATGGCTGTAGGAATTCCCAACCACTAATTCCATACGCAATCCCAGCCTTAACCCTGAATGAGTTCGCTGCTTCCTGAATTCCTGAGAATAGTTCCTCGGTTGAAACTACCCCATCCTTAGAACATTCCGCAACTTGAGTTCCATATTTCATATAAAACTGGGTAGTATCTTTGGACTTAGCCCTGAACTGAATTCCTGCTGGAATATTCGCCCATCTTTCCACTGGAGGCATTAATTCAGTAGAACTCTCGCTAGTAGTTTCACTCTTGACTTTCTTTTCGGCTTTCTTCTCGGCTTTCCTTACCTGTTTTGCGGACTTTCTCTTAGGAACAACTTCTTCAACTGGAAATAAGAATGCGTTTCCAAATTCTTCCGCATTCGCCGAGAACCAGCCCATAATCTCGTCTGCGTTGTCAGTAGTCATATCAAGTCTAAGTCCCGCAATATCAGTAATCTCGTCAATCTGGTTCTGGAACTCTTCATTCTCCGCAGTAAGTTTCGCAATAACTCCTTCATTATGAAGAATATCCGCAGAACGAACTTTAATGAATTCGGCTGTCAATTCACCTGCTTTTGTTAGTAATTTTTTTTTAAATTCTAAGGCTTTTTTTTTCTCTTCAAATTCAGCGATTTTTTTATTCAAAATTTCAAGAGCCTCCTCAATATTGTCTTCTTCTTCAACTGGTTTTTCATCGTCCTCACTTATATCGCTAAGCACTTCTTCGGTTTCTTCTGCGGGAACACCTTCGGTTTCTTCTGGGTCTTCTTGAATTTCTTCTGGGTCTTCATTCGCAAATCCAGTAGCGACTTCTTCGGCAACCTGTTCCTCAATAACCTTAACCTTCTTAGTTCTAGGCTTCTTTGCCTTAATAGGGGCAATCATCATAACTTCAGTATTATCGTTTTGGCTTGACATTATTATATAACTTGCTTGGGTATGTAGTATTAGGATAAAGATTTATTTTTGTTTCAATTTTTTAAACTAATCAACACTATCAAATTAGGGCAAAAATAATATAAGTATAATAAAAAAAATACTAATTAATAATTACTAATCAATCTCTAACTAATCTATCTAGAACCTCCATTCACCCGCACCATTCCAGCAACATTCAATAGACTTCAATCTTTTATCATTACTCATAAAATTCACCGCCAAGTAAAAGCAAAGTTGTTGGATATATTTACCGCCCTTGTTATGGAGTTCCAATCCAATATCAAATATCGCTTTTTTCTTATCCTCAGGAACATCCCAATCCTCATCGTAATAATCGCCCTTAATAGCGAGTAATATTTCGCAGACTTTCTTCATCAGGTTATAATGCTGGGCGGTCAATTCATTATAAATTTGAAATACTAATCCTCTTTGCTGAGCGTCTCCTTTTTTATCCTCAAGATATTTCTTCATCATTTCTCCGCATTCGCTCCATTCTCGTATTTGAACTTCAACTTGAACTTCAACTGCGGGTTCTTCATCTTCGGCTTCTTCATCATCTTCAATTTCAAAATCTACTGGACGCTTCCAATCAAAACTCTCAGGAGAATTCCAGCGACCTTCAATCTTCAGCATATCTCCCGAGGCTAATTCAATATGAAGAATATTCCATTTGACAGCGTAAGATTGGACTTGAGACTTATCATCAAGGTCAAGGTCCTTAGGAATAGGAAATGTATCCTCAACAATATAACGGGCTCTAACGCATTTACGAATTTGAATAGCAGACATAATATAACAATATGCGTATCAAATATTAATTTATTTTCATTTCAATTTTATTTAAAAATCAATACTATCAAATTAGGGCAAATTTAATAACTAAGTATAATAAAAAAATACTAATTAATAATTACTAATCAATCATCTAACTATTTATCTATAAGCAAAGCAAAAGTCTATCTATTCGTTAAAGTAATCTCTAACTATGAACCAAATATCTTCCCATACACCATATTCAACTGAATTTTCGTCATTTTCTTCCATTCCTTTTTTACATCTATCTTTCCAGCAACCCATACATAGGGGTTCTTTATTTTCGTTGAACCCGCACTGAATTAAATTAATAGTAAGCATTTCATCTTGTCCTGTTTGCTGAGATAAGCAATCAAGACAAAGGTCGGGTTTTGTATCGTAGCATTCACTACAGAAATATCCACCTCGTCCTTCCCATTCAATCGGTTTCAATCCGCATTCTTCGCAAAGTTCATAGTCTTCTTCTTGGAGTTCCGCTTGAGATTGAATTTGCTTTTTATATTGATTGCTATTTACGATTAAATTTTCCAGTATCATAACCAGATGATAAAGTTTGTCGCTAACTTTCTTCTTCTTTGGAGATGGGTGAGTGATAAGTCCAGTAGATATTTTCTTACAAATCTGTCGCCCAATATGATTTCTTAGACTTTGAAGACCCTTGTAGTAAAACGGACAATTAGGACACTTTTTATATTTTGGATTTTCTGCTTTTTCCAATTCATTAAGTTTTTCCTTCTTGCGTTGTTGTCCTCTAGCAAATCGCTCCATTCTGGATAAGGTTCTATCGCCAAATCTGCTTCTTTTTAATTCATCAACTAATTCAATCATTTCCCATATAGGAGCTTCTCTTCCGTCCCTTGGTAGTAAGAATTCTTCTGGATTATCGCTTAGTATGACTTGTTCCAAAGTTTCCTGAATTTCAAGTAATCCTTGAACGAATTCGGCTTCATCATCTTCTTCAAAATCTATCGCCAATAATTCAGCGTTAGTAATTTCTTGAACTTCAACTGGAATAGCAACAACTTCTATAGTAATATTTTCTTGAGGGATGTTTGACATTATAGACTGGATATGGTATGCGTATCAAATATTAAATTATTTTCATTTCAATTTTTTAAATAAATCAGTACTATTAAATTAGGGCAAATATGATATTATTCATTAATTTATAAAATTGATTTAAAAAAAAATATAATTCCCGAATGATATAATTATTACTATGTCTCAATACTGTAAAGGCGGTCAATATAGAACTTGTAATCTTCCTTGCGGATATACAATTAGGAAACATCCAAGAGAGGTGAATGGAATAGTAAAAATTCATATGAAGAATTGTAAGGTCTGTCAAGATGCGTTGAATGGAAACAAATTAGAAGTTCCTGAATTCAACAAAGCAGTAGGAATGTTGAATGGATGGGGTGGATTAGATAAAAGGGGAAATACGAGCCATAACTATATGGCTACAACTTTCAATATGACGACTGGCGAAGAACACTTACTAGGATGCGAGAGCAATTCAATTTCAAATTGTCTGGAAGAAATTAATGATAAGAGCGAGGAAAGAAAGTTAATGAAAAGTATTACAAAGTACATTCAAGCCCCGATTGAAGTGAAAGTTAAGTGCTACTGGTGTAATAAAACAGGATGCGATGGATTTCAAGAATTAGAAGGATTGACTAAGTTTGAAGTTCATAAGACTTGTATGTAATTTTAGTTAGGTAGTTATATAGTAAAGATAATAAGTATTAATTATTTTTTCGTTCATTTAGGCGATTTATTATATTATCTAATAATATATGACTGCCGTTCCTACAAAGATTAATCCTACCGAACTTGATAAAGAGATACTTGATAAAGCAGAGGCTAAGAAGAACGAATTTCTTGTTGATATGATTAAATATAAATCTATTATGGAGGAAGATAAAACTAATGATTATCCATTTTTTTTATATATTGCGTCAATAATGAACTATGTTGAATATCATAACGAAGGATGCTTAAGTGAATGGGGTATGAAAAGTTTGGGAATAGATATATCTCGTTTTATTCATCAATTACAAACAGGAGAACCAAAATTATCGCAAAAAGATTTAGTAAGACTATTATTAAATCTGTTATTTTCATATGCTTCGTCAGTACTAACATTAGGACTAATTGGATTTAGAGATGAAGACCCAGTAAAATTTCAAGAACTAAATAAGTTTCCTACTGCGATTGAAGAAGATTTTGATATGTTAAAAGAAAGACTAGAACTTATTATACCAAAATTGAAACAAGTATTAGATACTTATAGTCCTATGCTAGAAGGCAAATATAAAAGGGTTTTCTTAGAAGAAAAGACTAAAGGATTTATTAAGCCTATTTTTGACCCGAATGCTTTAAAGATAAAATCAAACACTTTTCCTTCTAACTTAGAAAACGCTAGAGAATGTAAGTAATAGTTCTTTTAAGAAAAGAACTTTATAACAAAGTAAAGAAAAGGATGGGGTCATAGGGGAAACCTTGGTTTCCCTATAGAGAGATATACTTTTTACCAGCATTCGCTCCTAATTGGCTTTCATTATATACTTCAGCAATAGCCTCTTGCGTAGCAGAAGAAGCGGGTAATTTAATTGACCCGCCAGTTTTATATCCTGCTTTACATTTTGGGTCTTTGAGAGCATCACTATACTTCATTTTATTCTTTGAAGCATAAGATTTGACATATTCAATCCATTTATTCGCCATCTTTATATTACTATTAGATTTTTTAATTCCGCCTCCTGTTTGTATTTCTTCTTCATCATCTATAATTTCTGTTTCAATATCGCTTTCTTCTAACCCTAAATCATAATTTAGAGGATTTAAAGATAGTAATTGTCGGTTATTTCGTATTTCATCTATTAATAATTCTCTTTCTGTTCTAGTTATTCTATCATTACTAAAGAGTGTATTTATATTTAGTATATGATTTTGATATCTTTGAGTAATTTCATTAACTAATTCTGTTCTTATACTAGGAAGAAATCTGCGATAATAGTCATTCTTAATTACATTAATATACCTCATAAGTCGTTGATATGTTCTTGATAATGGTGGTGGTGGGGTTTCCAGCATTACTGGTGCTCCAGAGCCTTTACCAAATTTTTTAAAGAAATTATCAATATCAACATCGCTTAAATTACTATTTGCCGATAAACTTGCTGAACTTGCTTTTTTTGGTTGAAGTTGTTCTCTTAGTCCTTTAAATAATAAATCAGTACTATCTGCTACGGAAGGTTCGCTTGATGCTATAGATTTTGGTCTTCCTCGTCTTCTTTCTAAACCTTTCTCAAAAGCAACTTTACTTGCTTGTTTTTCTTCTTCTGCTACTCTTTTTTCTATTGCTGTTCTATCTCTATTTTCTCTATTTACAATTTGAGAAATAATATCATTATTAGTAATATTTATAGGTCTTCTATCTATAGATGGGCGTCCTCTGGGTCTTTTTGCTTTTGGAGGTTTTGGTTGTCTAGGTTCTTTTAATGGTTTTATTGCTTTCTTATTTTGTCCTGATACTTTTCCTTGTTTTTCGCAATTTTTTTGTAAATAGCAAGGTAATCCCCTAGTTTTACTATCATAATCATCCTTATCAATTTTATCTGGATTTTTCTTTTCATTTGCTTTTACATTATAATAGTAATCTCTAATTTTTGCTCTATCTGCTGGAGAAAATTCTTCTAGAATAGGCGGACTATCATTTTCTTTAATATTTACTATAGGTTTTGAAACTGGTTTTTGACTAATTCCTACTGATATTTCTGCTTTTCTTGAACTTAGATTTCTGGATTTTGTTATAGGAATAACTAATCTATATCTATATGGAGGAGGATTTCCATTAATATCTGGTAATCTCTTATACATATAAGTAGGTAAATCTATTTTAACACCATTAAATTCTGGTAAAGAAACAATACCACTTTCTTCAAAATTATCAGTTTCAATAGAACCTCCACTTTTACTTTCTAACATTTGTTCTAACATAGATTTAATTAATGGTTGAGGAATACTATATCTATCATTAATACTGTTTAGATGTTCTACATTAATAGTATTTTTACAAGATTTTCCTTCTCCTACTTCTTTTAATACTAATGGAAAATTAGACCAAAAATTAGTAGGTTTATATTTTACATCTCCATAGGAACAATATGTAGTAGTATTCATATAAGGTAAAGCAATCATTCGCTTATCCATTCTCATCATTCCTCTAGGATTTTCAATAATATATTTCAAATTAGGATTTAATTTTTTAAAAAAGTTAATGATTGCGAGTGTTTTATAGAGTATCGCTGTTCCTTCTTTTGCTCTATCGCTTTTTGGTTCAGCTGTTTTAGTATCTCTTTCTTTTAATCTATAAATAGAAGTACTGAATGTATTACAAGGTGGAGAAGCCCAAATAAAATCAGGAATATAATTATTGTCTTTACTATATTGCTGGTATTTCCATTTTAAAATATCAGTTTCAATATCAGGTGTATAAATTGGGTCAAAATCCAAAGATACAACCTCAAATCCAAGTTTTTTGGCGGCTTTTCCAACAGAACCAGTTCCTTTAAATAATTCTAATAGTTTTTTAGTTCCAACACCATTACCAGATTTTATTTTACCTTGAAGTTCTCCAAATCTAATATCCATCTCATCTACTTCTATTTCTAATTTTTTTAATCTATCTTGTAAATTCCTTATTATTTTATTCTCTTTTTTAAGACTAATAAGTTCGCTTTTATCCATATTAATTCCGTCTTTTACTAATCCCTGATAAGCATTATAGACTTTATTATACTGAAATATTCTATCTGGAAGAATGTTTTTAATTACCATTATTTCTTTTTTTTTTTCTGCTTGTTGTTTTGTTAATGTTTCAAATTCGCTTTCTGGAATAGGAACAATAGGAGCAGACATATTAAGACCTTGTCCTGCTATTTGAGGTGGATTTTTTAAAGGCACTCCAGCATCTACCATATTGAGTAATCTTACTTGTTTAATAGCATTCTCATATGTACTTCCGTAAGAATGAACTGCTTTTGTATCTTTATTAATCACTTTATACAAATCTTTATTAGGCAATTTTCTAATAATATACGGCATTATATAATATAGTATATTATTTTACCAGAGAATATTCCTTGCTAAATTGTTTGGAGAATATTTATCGTCTTTCCAATCTCCTTTAATATTTGCTGTTCTTTTTAGATATGAATTTCTTCTTACTGGGTCTTGATGCTTTAAAAAATCTTCATATCCCATTTGACCGAAATAAATCCACTTATTTTTTTCAGGATTAAATACCATAAATTTTTTATCCTTTTTATCGCTGATTTTGAAATCAACTTTTTTACCCAAATATTTTATAGCATTTTTTTTCGCTTTTTCGTAATTAGAAAAATTATCTACATTTAATCCAGCCCCTTTAAACGGAGGTAAATTACTATCTCCTTTTATAACTTGTTTTAAAGCAATTTGTTTTTTAAGATTAGAAGGTTTTATTTCTTGAGGGGTTAATGGAGTATCTTTTGAAATACGCTTAGTAGGTCTATAAACAGGATAGGTAGAATTACCAATATCTTTCCATTCTTCTTTGAACCATCTTCCTATTCCTTTATTTCCCTTTTTACCGCTATAAGTTCCACCTAGTTCTTTATATTTTCTAACAATAAATCCGCTTTTATAAGCACTTGGTTTCTTATATGTTGCGTCTGCTATTTGTTTTGCTTTTTCATATAAGTCTGGATTATCAATTCCTTTACCAATCTTCATTTGAGATTGTAATTCTTCATATTTTTTCATTAAAGTTTTAAGAACTGATTTCGCCATAGTAGCATTATTTTTATTCTCTTCAGTTTTATCACTATTATAAATTGCGAGTAATTCATTAAAAATTCTATTTGCTTCTCTAATTTGAGTTTCTAATTTATCTAATTTAACTGAAGAAGCAGTTTCAATAGTAGTATTTCCTTCACTTGACGCAGAATTAGCCTTAGTAGGACTAGCCTTAGCAGGACTAGCAATAGGACTTTCATCTTCGTCGTCTTCTTCATCTTGATATACTCCAGTAAGACCACTAATAGCATCATTTAATTCATTCAAAAAATTACTTTCTTGTATCCAATCTATTTTTTTAATAAATTTTTTTTGCTTCTTTTCTAATTCTTTAATTTCACTTAAAAATTCTTTACCTAATGGTTTTTTTCTAATATTATATCTCTCTTTAATAGAATAATAAGTATCATCAGGTTTAACATCACTAATAATATTATAAAAAAGTTCTCCTGCTCCTTCATCTTCGTTAAAAGTGCTTGGGTCATCTAAAGAAGGAAAATCTTTTGGATTTTTTACATTTACTTTTAAATATCCCATTATTTTTGAATAATCAAAAGGAGTATCTTCGCTAGTAGAAATATCAACTAATTTATCTATTGGAATTATTTTATCCCATCCATAAGTTCCTTTTCCATATTCCCTAAAATCATTAATTCCTTTAACATATACAGGAAATAATAGACTTTTACCTTTTAATTGAGGAATAGGAAAAATAATCAATTTAAGCATTAATCCTGTTTCTCCTACTTTTCCAAGTTCTATAATAGCATCGGTAGAACTATATCCTCCAAAAGTTTTTTCGCCATAGGCTTTAAGAGCAAAAGATTTACCATTATAAAATTGAATATTTTGATATTCATCAGGTTCATTTTCATAATATTCATCATATTCGTTTATTGCTTCTTGAATAGTTTTTTCAGTCCAAAGAATACTCATTTTTATTCTATCACCTTCAGTTGTAGAACCATATAAGAATAATTTATCACTATTTAAAACATCAGGAGTTATTTCTACATCTAATTCAAGACCATCAGTTTCATCGTAATTAAGTTCTATATATTCTGTCATTATATAATAGTCTAAGATAAAGTTTCTTTTAAGATACTACTCTTTATTACTCGTTTGTTCTTGCGGTTTTTTTGTATGAGTAAGCCTAAATTCTTCTTCTTTTTCTTCTGCGTCTATATCTCTAATAATCTTAATACAACAACAAGCGACTTCTTTACATTTTGATTTATAAGCCATACTACAAAGTTTAATAATCATTCCAGACATCGTAGTACAGAATGCGACCCAGAATACTTCACTTAACATATTCTATATGGATAGATTATAATTAAGCACTTACCCAAAGTTGAAACAAAACATTCGTAGCCGTTGCTAAAAAAGCAGTTCCATATTGAGTTGGTAATAAAACTACCGTAGTGGTTGTTCCTGTATAAGAGTTATAAGGAACTATAAATCCACCTGAAAAAGTAAAAGATATATTTGCTGTAGTATTTACTGATTTTCTAAAAATATATGTTGTTCCAACGGTAATTGAACCAGAAGGAATAGTTATTGTAGTTGCTGTTGTTGTAGCGGGTGCTTGAGGTTCTAATAAATAATTATTTTTTAAAGGTGATGCGAAGTTAAAATTTGTAGTAAATATTTGTTGTAAAAAAGATGACGCAAAAGTACCAGTAGTATTAATATTCCCTGCCGAAGTAAGTGTTCCAAGAATACTAACATTTTCACTCGCAGTTCCAAGTCTAATTTGGTTATTAGCATTACAAGTAGCCAGATGACCGAGAGCGACTGAACTAGTAAAAGTACTGGTATTTGCGTCATTACCTATAGCAACACTATCAACCCCAGTACCCCTCGCTAATCTACCTATACAGACACTTCTTGCTCCAACTCCAGCAACACCAGCCGAACCTATTCCCGCTCCACTCCCAATTGCTACACTTTCGCTTGGTTGTTCGTTTAGCCCCGCCGACCATCCTAACGCTACAGCATAATCTCGTTGATTTGTTTTTCCCGCCTCAAATCCAACTGCTACTGATAATGGTCGTTGAAATGTTTGTCCCGCACCGTTTCCAATCGCTACAGAATTCGTCCCTTGAGCCGTAGTTGTACTACCAGCGGCATTAACTCCAATTGCTATAGCATTCGCACCTTGCTCCCAATAAGCAGCATTAGTTCCAATTGCTACGGCGTCTTGCCCTTGACCTACTCCTGCTATATCATCCCGAGCCGCTTGTTGTCCTATTGCTATAGCCCTTATCCCTTGTTTTCTACCAGCAAGTACTCCTATTGCGATTGAATTCCCTGCTTGACTTGTAAAACCAGCGTCTTTACCAATAGCGATTGCTTGGGATGATTGACTTGCTCCAGAATTTAATCCTATTGCTATTGCTCCTGAAAAAGTTTGACTTGCTCCTGAATTCTTTCCTATAGCGATACATTCTCCAACTTGACTTGCTCCAGCAAGGTCACCAATAGCGATTGCGTTAGAGGCTGTTTGACTTGCTCCTGATTGGTGTCCTATTGCTATATTAGAATTTACTGCTTGACTTGCTCCAGCCGACCTTCCAATAGCAAGATTAGTTGTTCCTACTTGAGATGTTCCCGCAGAGTGTCCTATAGCAATTGAGTTTGCTCCTTGAGCGGTTGCTCCTGAATTTGTTCCAAGATGTAAAATAGTATTATTTACTGTAAAATCTCCATTAATAGTAGTTTTTTGTAAAGTTTCTGCTCCTTGAGCGATTGGAAATTTTAAGAATTTTTTACTTGCCTCAGCATAAGTCAAAGCATTATCAGCATCAATCCAATAAAGATTATTAAAAGTGCTGACATTAGGATTTGGTGGAGTATTTACGCTCATTCTATATTATCATAATATAAAATAATTAGAAATTTATAACAAAGAGACTACTAAAATTATCGGCTTTTATAATCTATAGAACAACATAGGTATAATAACTTTTCCAAAAAGAATTTCCAGTTCCACCAGTATCACCTGTAAAAATCATCTGCTTTACCATATAAATAGTGGTGGCTGAACTAAATCTAACTTGTAATGAATAACTCTGAGTGAAACTTACTGTTCCTGGTGCGTAAGATGCTGGTATTGGCGGATTATTCCACGCTCTAGAATGTCCGCCTGGTAATGCGGTAAAAGTCGCAACCACCGAAGAAAGTCCAATTTGTAAAAAAGATGGAACAATTGCTGTATGAGTAGCATTAACATTTATATCAATAAAATAAGTAAATATGTATGTTTTTGCTGATACTGAAATTGCCTCACTACTAATAAATCCTGAATTACCAGTTAATACACCATTAGTATTATTACTTTGAAAAAATATACTACTTGGTAAAGATACAGTCCCAGAAGAAACATTAAGACCACCATCAACGGCAAGACCACCAGAAGTAATAGTTAATCCAGAATTAGCAGTAATTAACCCTGAAGAGTTAAGAATTCCTGTAGAAGTAGTTCCAGAAGCAACAGTTAATCCAGAATTAGCAGTAATTAACCCTGAAGAGTTAAGAATTCCTGTAGAAGTAGTTCCACTTGCTACTTCAAGAGTTCCTGTTATTCTTGTATAACCAACAACATCCAACGGATATGAGGGAGTTGTTGTTCTTATACCAATATTAGCGGCGGTTGATACACTTAAAGCACTTGTTCCAGAAGTAATAAATCGCAAAAAATTAGGTGAAACAGTATCGTTTAACTGAAGTGAAAAAGATGATGATGGACTTGTAAAAGTAAGAGCATTACTACCAGAAGTACCGCTATTATTTAAAGTAATTGTTCCATTAGTATTAGATAAATTAATTCCGTTTCCGTTTGTTAATCCGCCACTCGCAGTTAAAAGCCCACTTACATTCGTCGTTTTTAAATTTTCTGTTCCTTGAGCCGTAGGAAATTTTAAGAACTTCTTACTTGCTTCAGCATAAGTCAAAGCATTATCAGCATCAATCCAATAAAGATTGTTAAAAGTGCTGACATTAGGATTTGGTGGAGTATTTACGCTCATTCTATATTATCATAATATAAAATAATTAGAAATTTTTATCGGCTTTTATAATATCTTAATGGTCTATCATAAGTTATTGGTAGGGAAACCAAGGTTTCCCTTACGACCCCATCCTTTTTTAAGGGAGGAATATAGGTCATATTAATATTAATAGGTAAAGAACAGGGGACAGCAGAATAGGATGGGGTCGTAGCCGTTCCTATAGAAACCAAGGTTTTCATACTTGGAATAGAATTCATCTTATATTAATAATATAAAAAATTTTCATATTTTATTCTATTATAATAATATATGCCTCCTAAAAAAGCAGAAATCGTAGATTGGTATAAGAAAATTCCTAAGAAGTTTTTGCTAAAATCTCATAATCCGCACTTTGATACTCATCATATTAAACTGCCTTTTCGTATGATTATAGCGGGAAATTCTGGTTCTGGTAAGACGCAAACACTTTTGAATTTATTATACAATATGCCCGATACTTTTGAAAGAATATTTATTTGTACTAAGAACAAAGATGAACCCTTATATAACTATTTAGAAGACAAACTAGGAGAAAGTGGATTATCAATTAAGGAAGGAATAAGTGAATTACCCGATTTGGACGCTTTAGATAAGGAACAAAATAACTTAATAGTTCTAGATGATTTAGTTAATGAACCAGCCAAACAACAAAGACCAGTATGCGATTATTTTATTAGAGCAAGAAAGAAGAATTGTAGTATTGTCTATATTTCGCAATCGTTCTATGCTGTCCCAAAATTAATAAGAGATAATATCAGTTATTTAATTATCAAACAAGTATCTTCTATGAGAAATCTTACTATGATTTGCCGAGAATGTAGTTTGGGTATTGATAAGAAACAATTAAAGAAAATATATGACGATGCTACTAAGTCAAAACAAGATTTTTTAATGATAGATTTAGAGGGAGATAAAGAAGAACGATTTAGAAAAAACTTTGATGAGATATATGTTGTTGAAGATATTATGTAATTCTCTTAAAAAAAGGTTGGATTTTTGAAATATTAGTCTAATTTTTTATCTTTTTGTATATTATAAATGAGTAATTATACTATACCGCCTAGATTAAAAGCGAGTGATTACGCAAAAGGAAAACTTACGCAGAATGAAATTATATCTTTACAGATTGCGAACGATGCGAATATATCAAAAGCAAGAAAAGCCCTTAAAATGGGTGAAGTTGCTGAAGTAAATGAATTACAAGCCTTTTCTCCTGAAGAACTTGTTATGGATATAGCGGGTCAAGAAGCAAGTGCTAGGTCAAATCTAGAAAAACTTGGATTTAGACCTCAAGAAGCATCTCAAATTATTAATGATATTAGAAATGACCCCCAAATAGATTTTAGTCAATTGAATTATAATTTTCCTGCTATTGAAGCCGATATTCGCAAAAGATTTAATGTAAAACTATTAACTCCTACTTTTTTTATTGAATACTTTAGAAGATATAGCGATGAATTATTAAATGTTGCTGGAGTTAGAATTTTTAATGGAAGACCTAATAATAATAATGATTTGATTAATAATGTAGAAGAACTAAGAGCAATCCTCCCTGATGCTGGACTTATTCAATTTATAGGTAATGCTGCTGCTAGAAACGATATTGTTAATAGAGAAATTTTAGATGGATTAGATAGATTGGCTAATATTCTTCCATCTGCTAATCAGTTTGCTTCTATTGATAGATTAGACCCAGTTAGTCAGCAACGAGTTATTCAAGATTTATTAAATCAATTTAGCGAAGTTCCTAGTAGAGATGAACTTCAAGGATTAGCCCAAATGATACAAGATGATAGAATAAGTCGTAGAGAATTTCAGCAACAAATTTTATCTCTTGTAGATGCTGCTCCAGTAGGAAGACAACAAAATATTATTGAGAATGCTGTAGGAGGAGCATCTAGAGAACCAGAAGAAAGTTATCAAGACGCAATTGCTAGAAGTAAAGCGAGTAAAGATGAAGCGGCTGCTAGGGCTGCTCTTGCTTCTGGAGGAGACCCAAGACAATTAACTCCAGCCCAACAAGCAATATTCGCTCAATTAGTAGGAGTAAAAAAAGTTGCTCCAACCATAAGTGATATGACCGCCGCTACTAGTACTGAAAGTCTTGGTTCTGCTATATCATTAGATACAGCAACTATGTCTCAAATTAAATCAACTTTTAGAGCCAATCCTGACTTAGCAGAAAAACTTAGAGGTCCTAATGGAGAAAAAGTTAATTATAATGATTTACAAAAAAATCCAGCAAAAGCAGGTTCTAGAAAAGTTGGTCTTGATGATACTAATATTAGAGAGATTTTTCAAGCGAAATTCGGTAGAGGATTAAAGAAACTTATTTCTCCTAAGATTAGAATGAAAGTTGGAAAAGGCTTAGCAGTTAAGCAAACCCCTAGTTATAGAGAATATGGTAAATATGCTATTCATATTCCGCAATTAGAACAACAAGATATTTTGAATGTTAAATATAAAAGTCTAGGTCAAATTCCTAAGTTCAAACCAGTTCCAGTAAGCGATATTTTTAGAGATTTTATTATTGAATTACTTGAAAATGGAAAACCTAACGCAAGAATTTATACTCAAATACCAGAAGACGAACGCAAACTATTTGAAGAAATATCTATTGGGGCTGGAGTATGGAATGGATTAGGATTAAAAAGAACTACAACTAGCACTGATGAAGAAGAGAATAAGATGTTTGAATTACTTAAAGGTGAATATATCGCTGGTAATAACTCGCCAAAAGTAATTGGAACTCTACGCCAACTTGTAGTTAAGATGATGAATGATGGTAGAATACGCAGAAGTCAAGGAGTAGATTTACTAATGGAACTATCAATTTAGTAGGGAAACCAAGGTTAATATGAAATGCCCCTACTTGCTTCGCTGTCCCATCCTTTTTATTTAGAGAGGGAGAGGTCTTAGGAGAACCGTAGGTTCTTTTAATTAGAAAAAGTTAGAAATTTTTATATATTCTAATATTATAATGAGAACTCTTATTTTAAATAGTGCTGATATAGTTCAAGGAACAAATAACTCTGTTTTAGAATATCAATTTGCGGGTGGTAATATTAATTTAGTAAAAGGTCAAAAAGTCGCTCTTGCTTCTATTCAAATGTATAATTCTACATTCAATATTACAACAGCAAATCAAAATAATTCTTTTAGTTATAAGTGGGTTGATGGAGTTAATTATGCTGTTTCTGTTCCAGACGGCTACTATGATATTCCAGCACTCAATAATTATCTTCACTTTACTATGGTTCAAAATAAGCATTATTTAGTGGCTTCTACTGGAGACTTTGTTTATTTTATTACTTTAGGTATTAATCCTAGTAGATATGCTGTTGAAGTTAATTGTTTTGGTTTAAATACTACTGTAGCAACTGCTAATTCTTGGACTTTACCTGCTGGAGCAACTTGGGTTATACCTAACCCTAACTTTATTGTTCCTTCTTTAATTGTTCCTTCTACTAATTTTAGAAATATAATCGGTTTTGTCGCTGGAACTTATCCTGTAAGTGCTATTACTGGAGTTCCCCCAGCCCAAGTACAAACCCCAGCATATACAACAGACCAGCAGTTTCTTTCTACTACTACGCCTCAAGTATCAGTTGTTTCTAGTTATATTTTTACTTGTTCTTTAGTTAATAATAATTATGCTGTTCCTAATAATTTACTTTATTCTTTTTCTCCTCAAGGAACTATAGGCGAACAATTTACAATTACCCCAAATCAGTATGTTTTTATTGATGTTAATCCAGCCCAATATAATACTTTTAGAGTTTCTTTTATAGACCAAAATCTAAGACCAGTTATATTCCAAGACCCTAATATGATTATCCAGATTGTTATTAGTGATGTTGGAGATAATTTAGGACTTTAGTAGGGGGCTAGTCGCCCCCCTACGACCCTTCCTTTTAGTAAAAAAAACAAAAAAATATATTAATAGTATATAATATAATGTTAATTCACCACTTAAGAAAAACAACTATGGGTTCGGGTGGAAGTATGTCTTGTAAGACTTGTTGCGGTGGTAAAGTATCAGCAAAACCTCATAAAAGAATGGTAGGTAATGGACTTACTTCTGCCGTTTTTGATAGTAATTTAGGAGTTGTTAAGCCAACCAGAATTCTCCAGAATATTAGAATTAAAAAGGCTAATGTTCCAAAAAAGTATATTACTTTTGAGTAAATTTAGTCGTTCCTATAAATATTTTTATCTAAACAATATTTATAAATGGATAGTATCGTCTTTGAAGAAAGCGTCAATACGGAAGTCTCCTCTAGCGAGTTTATTGATAAACAATGGCTTTATGTTAATGATAATAACAACGGCAGTTATTCCTCGCAGGTCGTCCTTGATACAACTCCTTTAGCGAACTCTGGTTCTTATATTAACTGGAGCGAAGCCTTTATTTTAATGCCCCTTGTTCTCCAGATTGAAAGTGCCTCTGCTCTTATGACGGCTACTGCTTCTATGGATAATATTGCGGCATTAAAAAGTGGTTATTGGAATATACTCCACGCGATGTCAGTTGAGTTTAACAACGGCAATATTATTCAGCAAGTTCCTTTTATGAATGTATTTTGCTCCTTTAAGAATATTACAAGTTGGTCTAATGATGACCTAATTCAGTGGGGTAATGTTTGCGGGTTCTTTCCTGATACTGCTCGTTCTTGGGCTTTTCAAGTTGTAGCACCAGCAACCACTTTATCACTTCCTTTATCTGCTTCTGGTTATGGTCTTACAAATAACAGAAATGCTCCAATTGTTAGTATTACTTCTATTCCTACTACTGCTGCTGTCGCAACGGTTTTAAATCAAAATACTCAAACAAGAGCAACTCTATCATCAAGCGATTATACTCAATCTTGGAATGAAGGTCTTTTTCAAAGACAACTATTTATTAACTATAATCCTATTCTTAATGCTGATAATAATGCTTCTAACGGACAGGGTATTTTGATGTCTGGTGCTAATTGTACTTCTGTCTTTAGAACTTTTACTATTGCTGCGGCTAATATTCGTTCGTATACTATTGATGCTGTTATTCGTCTTAAAGATATTGCTGATTTCTTCCAGAAGTGTCCTATGCTTAAAGGTTCATCTATGCGTATTTATTTGAATACTAATCAAGTACAATTTCAAACTACTCAAACAGGATTAACTTATACAGCGGCTACAGGTGCGGTTTTAACAAATCCTCTTCTCAATCTAACTTCTGCTCCTGTTATTCTTGGTGGTGGTGGAACTAATCCTGTTCTTTATGCTTCAAATAATATAGGACAAGGTGCTTCTGTTCTTACTCCATTCCCTTCTCTTGCTAATGCTGCTGTTGCTTCTACTGCTGTTGTTAATGTTGCCCTCTCAATTGTTAGAACGCAATTTACAGGTTTAGTCGCTGTCTCTTCTCCTATTACTTCAGTTCGTCTTTATGCCCCAGCATATACGCTTTCGCCTATCGCAGAACAGCGTTATTTGTCTCTCACTCCTACAAAGCGAGTTGTTTATAATGATATTTTCCAGTTTTCCTTTCCTTCTCAGTCTGTTAATAGTCCTTTCAATATCCTAGTTTCTAACGGAATTCCTAATATCCGCAGCGTTCTTGTACTTCCTCTTTTACCATTCGCTGCTAATGGAACTGCTGCGGCTGCTGGATTTAAAACCTCGTCTATTCTTTCTCCTTTTGCTTCTACTCCTTCTACTCCAGACCCTCTTATTATCCAGAACTTTCAAATTCAAGTTTCAGGAAAGAACTTATTTATCAATCAACTTCAGTACGATTTTGAGACCTTTTACGAGCAACTTGTTTCATCTAATCAATTGAACGGCGGACTTACTACTTCTCTTGCCTCTGGACTTATATCAAAAACCGATTTCCAAGCACTTTACCGCTACTACTATGGTAATTGTTCTCGTTCTCTTCCTAGTGAAGATGGTGTTGCGAAAGCAATCCAAATTCAGGGAACAGTTATATCTCCTACAATAACTTCAGTTGATTTAATGGTGTTCGTTGAATTTGAGAGAGAGATTACTATTGATGTTCGTACTGGTGCTAGGGTAGCCTAAAAAACTAAATTTTTTAAATATTTTCTGTAGAAAAAGTGTCTTAAAACAATAGGTTTCTAGCAACTTTTAGCAGTTATGTATAAATATTTTTATCTCAATAATATTTATAATGTCAGGAAAAATTGAATACGGATTTGAATGTTCTCCAGCCCAACTTCGTAAGTTGAAATCAGGTGGGGCTATTACTCTCAAACCCCATCAGTTTAGCGAAATGGGTTCTATTAGAGCCGCAGTTATGCCTTCTACTTCTAGAAAAATTGAAACGGCTATGCGAAAGATGAAAGGTGTTAGACTTGCCTTAAAACCAGACGAAACAATTTCTATGATGACTGAAGGTGGAAGAATTAATATTGGAAGGGAATTAAAGAACTTAGGTAGAAAGATTAAAAGAGGTGCTGAAAAAACCTTCAAATCTGCTAAAAAAGGTATTGAAGATACTGCTGGTATTGTCAAGCGAGGATTTAAAAAAGAAATTATTGATAGTGGAGTTGGTAAGGATATAGCCAAAGGACTTATTAGGGCTGGAACTCAAGTTATTCTACCTGCGGCTGGAAGTGCTTTAAGTGTGTTGGCTGGAGACCCTACTGGATTATCTGGTTCTGTTATTGGAAATGAATTAGGAAATAGACTTGAAGGATTAGCAGAACGAGGAGGTTATGGTATGAAATGCGGAGGTTCTACTTACAGACAACGCCAAGCAAGAAGAGTTAAAAATACTTTTAAAGCAATCGGTAGAGTTGCTAAGAATGTTGGTAAAATTGCTCTTAGAGAAGGGGCTAAGGCTGCTGGAAATGCTCTAACTGCTTATACTGGTAATCCTGTTGCTGGTTTGGCTCTTGAAAGAGTTGCTGTTGCTGGAGGTGATAAATTACTTGATACTGGTTCTATAAGCAAGGCGGGTAAAGCATCTGGAAAACAAGCAAAGCGTATTGCTGTAGAAGTTGTTGATGATTATATTGATAGTAATCTTACTGGAACTGAAAGAGATATTGCTGAAAAAGCCCTTGCTGGTAAATATCCTTCGGCTAAGGATTTAGTTTATGATTATGGAACTTCTAAAATAGAAGAGATGACTATGACTGGTTCTGGTATTCCAAGAAGAACTAGAGGAGGGCTTCGTATGGGTATGGGTATGGCTCGTAAATCTCCTGCTTATGAAATGGCTCGTTCTCATATTCGCAAATCTGGTAATGGTATTGCTACTTTTAAAGCAAACTCTATTACCGCCGCTCCTGATTTAGGTCTTCCTATTCAAACTGGAAGTCCTTTTATACGACTTAATAGTCCAGCAAATTCTCCTTTTATTGGTTCTTCTCCTCAATTAGCGGGGGCAATTAAAACTGGTGGCTCATTCTTACCTGCTGGTGTTCGTATGACGAATGGAGGTTCTTTTGTTCCTTCTGGATAATTTTTTTCTTAAAATATTATAGTAATGTCATTTAGTACTAATAGAGTTGATGAAGCATATTGTCAAAGGATTATAGATGATTTTCAACAAGATTATAATAATTTATTTAATAGCCTTAAAAATGGTATTACCCAAAAAGATAAGGAAAAACTTAAAAATAAGAAAGTTGATAGACATACTAAACTTTTAGCAAGTATGATGAACTCGGCATTACTCCTGAAACAATTATTAGAAGATGTTAAAAAAATTAAATAATATAACGATATTATAATATAAAGAATTACGATATTATGATATATATAAATGGAATTAAAAAAAGCATATGAGATTATGGGAGAACGCAACGAAAAACTATATAAACCTATTCTTGAAAAGAAATATGGACTTCTTTATAAAACACTTGGTAAATATTCTACAAAAGATTTCTTAGGTGAAACTTTTGCTGGTGAATTAAAAAGCAGAGATGGAAGTATTAAAGATTTCAAAGAAACTATGATTGGATATAATAAATTACAAACTGGATTTAAAAATCTAGAATGGTATAAAGACCATATGCCTAACTATAAATTTTATTTATGGTTCGCTTTTAAGGAAGGATTATATGCTTGGGAATTAAATAAAACTAATTATGATTTAAATGGTGGAGATAGTATGAAAAGATATTCTGGAACTAATAGAAGAGGATTTGATGATTATAAAGACCATTATTATATTAAAACTGAATTCTTAGAAAAAATTGATGATACTCCTCCTTATATTCATCCATTAGTAGCAGCCAATACTCTCAAATACAAGAAACAAACTGGTATATGTTATATAAAAATTAAGAAAGAAGACTTGGAAAATTAATCTAATATTATTATAGATGCTTTCTAACTTTGAAATAGAAGATACTGCTGAAAAAAATAATTGGGACTTAATTGGTGTCTTTAGTAAAAATCTCTTACCAAAAGAAAGGGTAATGGGTAGTTATATTGTTAATTTACAAGATTACGAAGATGGTGATGGGACGCATTGGGTCGCTTTTAAAATCTTTGATGATAGAAAGTGTTGCTACTTTGACCCTTTTGGATTTCCTATGCCGAGTGATATTAATTCTTTTCTTATGAAATTTAAACCAGTTGCTTCTAATAATAGACAGATACAAGATATTAAAAGTTGTAAGTGTGGATATTTCTGTATGGCTTTCATTAAATATTTTGATAATTTTAATACTAAAAAGAAAGATGTATTTGAAGCCTATGATGATTTTTTAAATAGTTTTTCTATTAATGAAAAAACAAATGATAAAATTGTAATGGAAATGCTTAATAAATATTAATATAAAACTATATAGAAATATTCTAATATAAATATATAGAAATGGAAAGTGAAAAAGTTCCTGTAAAATCTACTTATACTCCTGCTGTTAAGAAAGCAATTGAAAAATATAGAAGCAAAAATGTAGCGAAATATAATGAATTACAGCGTAAATATTATAACGAACAAAAAGACGATGAAGATTGGAAACAAAAATTTAATGAAAGATGTAGAGAAAATAATAGAAAGTACCGAGAAAATAAAAGACTTGCTAATCCACCCAAGCCAAGAGGAAGACCTAGAAAACCTACTCCAGTAGTTATTATCAGTAATTTACTTTAGGGTTATTATAATATATAATGATATTATAATAATATATTTTAAAACGATATAAAAAAATGCGATATATAATATATATAAATGAATATTCCGCCGAAAAAACAATCTACCTCTACTATAACTATGCCTAAGAAAAAAATTAGTGATTTAGATAAAGCAATTGCTTATTTTAAAATTAAAGATAAGACTATTATCAATCAAGCAAGTCAATTAAAAATTCCTGTTCCAGTTATGAAACTTCGCAGATTAGATGGAACAATAGAAACTAAAAAAATAAAACCTAGTAATGAACCAAATTCTTTCTATGCTAATAAAATTAGAGAACAAATCGTTAAAAGATGGAAAAGTGCTACGCAAGAATATTATGGAACTTATAATATGTTTTTCAAAATATATGATAGTAAATCTAAGAAGTTAAAAGATGTTGTTGTTAAAATAACTTCTAGAGGAACAAAAGATAGTGTTCTAATTAATGCTCTCGCTGAATATGATAGAAGAAAAAAACAATATGAAGAAGAATATCCCGAGAATGATAGTTATGATTTCGCTGAAGACCCTATTTCTCTAATTCCAATTACAAGTGGTTCTGGTATTGTAGTTGAAAATAAAAGAGTAGAAACTTCTGTATCTGGCGGACAACGAGTAGTTGGAGTTAGAGGTAATAAGCGTAATATGAAAATGCGAGATGCTATGCCGTTCTTTAAGTTCTCTAATGATAAAGATAATGAATGGGATACAAAACAAGGAAAATGCGTATTTGATTATCTCATATGGAAATTTGGAGAAGTATCTGGATTTAAAAAAAAACTTGGAGTATCCAGAGAAAAAGCAGAAGAATTCTTAAATGAATTATTTATGGGCGATGAACCAGATGAAGAAAATCCTATAGTTCAAGGTGTAAGCGTCCAGCAATTAGAACTCTTCTGCGATTATTTCAATATTAATATGTATGCGTATGATAAAGGCGATGAACTTATTCAAGCGTATAAATGTAAGAAAGTTAATAATGGAGAAAGAGGTGGTAGAGGTGTTCTTTGTTTTGTAGTATTTGATAATCACTTTTATCCTGTTGAAAATGATGATGATGTAAAGTCTAAGGTTTCTAGAATAATGGGAGAGAACGGTAAGACTAAATATGCGTCAAATGATATTGAAAGTTGTAATAATAAATGCGAACCAAAAATGCGAGAATTAATTGCTCCTACTGAATTTGAATTTGAAGCATTAAAAGGAGATAATAGAGATTATCTAAGCGTTCAAAATAAGTTTGCTTTTGATTGGCTTAGAAAAAACTCAGGAACTATACCCTTTCCTATTTCTGCGAAAAATATTAGAGTTAATGAAGCAACCTTAGATAGAATAATTTTTGATGATAAAATATTATTGACTAGACCCATTAATAAATATGCTAATCAATTTTATTTAAAAGAATATGAAGGAACAGATAAGCGATTTCAAGGAGAAGGAACAATAGATATAATGAAACATATTTGGAAACAAAAATATCCTTTTGATATTATGAAAGCACCATTCTATTCTCAACCAAATAATCAAGTAGCAGATATATTAAAACAAAGCGGAATTAAATGGAGAACTCATCTTGGATTAACAACTGATAAATATTCTCCTGATGAAATAACAGAAATGCTTCTTAGTGGAAAAGCAAGAGCATATGATATTTGTAAATGTTATTGCGATGCCTTATATAACCAGAAAGAAAGATTTATAGTTTTCAAAGGTAAAGAAATTATGGAAGCCTATGATGGTAATGAACTTACACTTGGTCTGTACTTTGTTGAAACAGATGATATGACACTCTTACATCAATCTAATTGGTATAGTTCTGCGATTATCAAACTAGCAATAGAAGAGAATATTGATTTGAAAATTACTAGACAAATCCGTTGCGTTGATGATGTATGGAACTATTGTAAAGTAGAAGAAGATGCCGAAGGTAATGAAATAAAAAGATGGGAATTATCTAATGATAAGTTATTTAAAGATTGGATTGATGATGTAGTTGAACTTACAGAACAAGATGAAGATTTTACTCTTACGAAAGATGTAATTAATTCTATTACTGGATATTTGGGAAAAACTAGTTCTGTAAATAAATCTGTTGGACTAGCAAAGAATAATGATGAAATATATTATGACTTTATAGTTCCTGAACTTGAAAATAATCCAGATGCGGAACTTTATATTAATGAAATAAAAACTGATAATGATAAAATGTATTTATTCGGTTATGAAACAAAAACCAAAAAATTATCTAATGGATTACCTATGTATCTTCAAATTCTAGACTGGAGTAATATGGCTTTATATAACTTATCCAAATTCGTAGGTGGTGAAACTATTTATAGAAAAACTGATTGTATAGTTGTTATTGATGGAAAAGATTTACAATTGGAAGAAACAAAATATTATACTGATACTTTTGGTAAATACAGATATGAAGATACTGAGAAAGCCTTATTGTTTAATTATTATTTAACTATGAATAAAAACCGACATATGGAAACTCCAAAATTAGATGATGAATGGATTGATTACGATTTTAAGTCTAGTGAAGAATGGGAAGTAATAATTAAAACGGCTATTGAAAAAGGCGGAATGCTTATAAGCGGACGAGCGGGGACTGGTAAAACATATATTATTCATAAAGGAATTGAAGCAGGATTATTAGATGATGAAGAAGAAACCAGAATGAGTTTTACTAACAGAGCCGCTAGAAATATTAAAGGAACTACTATCCATAAAAATATGGCGATTAATATTAATGGAAATACAAATAATAAAACTCTTACTCACTTGAAAAAATACAAGATATTTATTATTGATGAGATTAGTATGATTAACGCCGATTTATGGAATAAATTAATGCTTCTTAAAAAAACTACTGGTGCGATATTTATATTACTTGGAGATTACCGACAATGTCCTCCTATTGAGAATGGAATTGAAATAGATTACTTTACTCATCCATACGCAAAAGCCCTTGCTAATTATAACCGATGCGAACTTACAAAACCCCAGAGATACGATTTACATCTTTGGAAATGGTTAGAAGATTTCTATGAAAAAGGTTATGCTGGAAATGAAATCCAAAAAAAAAAACCTAATAAAGAGAATATCTTGACTAGACGCAATATAGTATATTTAAATAGAACCAGAGATAAAATTAATAAATTCTGTATGGAAGAATGCGTTAAAAATAAAACTGCTTTTACTATTATAGATATTCCTGAAAAATGGAAAATAGAAAAATATAGAAAAGACAATAAGATTAAAGCCATTAAAACTTTTATTTATTCTGGACTTCCAGTAATGGCTATTACAAGTAATAAAGACTATAATATTATTAATAGCGATGAATTAATTGTTGATAGATTTGATGGAAACAAAGAAATTATCTATATGAAATTCGTTGATGAAGATAGAGAAATAGAAGTACCATATAAATTTTTTCATACTAACTTTGTAGTTAATTATGCGGCTACTACCCATAAATTACAAGGTGCGACTATTACTACTGGAATTAATATTTGGGATTGGAATTTTATGATTGACGAAAGAAAGATTGGTTATACTGCTATATCAAGAGCGAAAACTTGCGACCAAGTTTGGATTTGCGAATGGGACTTTTAGGATAAGCCCCTTTTTTATTCGGTATTGATATTATAATAAATAGAACTTTTATTTATTATATCACTTTGGGCGACGCTTTTTCTTACTGGCGACTGCGTAAATTGCGATTTTTGCTTGGGA